GTGTAGTCACCTGCACCAAACGGAAGAGCCTGACCACCAGTCCACGCTGCTGTAGGAAGAGTCTGTGCAGCCTCGTCGTTGCCAAGAATGTTGAACGTAACCTTCAGCTCACCAGCGTCGACAGTGTAGTTGAAGCCATGCACGATACAGCCGACGTAACCGAAGATCTCACCATCACGAATGATGGTGATCGAGGCCGTACTTGCAGGAATGGCGTTGGCGTTCGGGGTGAAGGCGTACGTCCACGGAGAGCCAGCACCAGACTTGACGAGGTCAGCACGAGAGACCTTGTGGAAGTAAACACACTTGTCAGACATTGCCTCCATCGTGATGTCACCAGTAACGTTGACGTTACCTGGAACACCTCCAAGGTTATCCACGCTCTGCCTGATAGGACGGCGCCACACTGTGTTCTGCGGACGTGTGATCGTCTCATTGAGTATGGGGATGTAGACCGTAGGCGCCTGATACGTGCCTGAGACCGTCTCAATGGCAAACCCAACGAAGCCACCGCCACCGATACCGTAAGCCAATTAACTCACCTCTTCTTACTATTCAGCGACGCTGATGACACAGTTGGGCTGTACTGCCAGCTGATTGAATGGTATCCTCATACTACGCTCGAACTCAGCAACCTTCTCAGGATCTACAAGATGTACATTTCCATCGTTAGGGAAGGTGCCGACGAGGTGAATGTAGACTTCACTACCAGCAGCCTGACTAGGCCAGTCTACCAAGATCTGGTAGGACTTGCCCATGTCATCTACAGTCCAGGGTTCTAGCGGTGGTCGCGTCATGGTTGATTGTATCCTGGATTCATTGGTAGCATCGTCTTACTGATGCCTTCGACGGTTAGGCGTGTTGAGCGAAACTGCGTCTGCGAAGTGTTAACCATTCGCGACAATTGTCCTGCTTCGACATCAGTCACCATACTGTGGATGACTAAGCCACCCATAATAGGGTCTGCGTGAATATCGGCCTCGATTGCCTCTGCCAGTTGGTCTGCCTCAGCACTATTCAGTTGGATGTCCTGAATCTTACTGTGGTAGATAATGACGAAGCAGGTAATCGTATTCAGTACACGTCGAGGCATACCTTCCAACGTACGAGTCTTTTTATCTGCAATAACGCAGACAGTAGGAGTGCGAGGTATCTGCTGCTGATCTCCGTAGAAGATGTCAGCGATACCTCGCACCTCCTGCACCCCTGCAATGATGGCTTGGATAGCCTTGGTAAAGGTGTAGAGGCTGTCAGTAGGAGCTACGCTCATAGCGCACCGCCAATAAAGCCCGCCTCTGCCAGCTTGATGGCGAGCCACTCATCGAAGACCCTTGCCACAGCTTCCTCGTCCTCGTCTTGGAACATAACAAACGGACGTGCTGGGATAGTCGAGGCAAAGCCTCCACCACCCTTAGCATGTCCGGAGAGGATCTTCTTATCGAGCGCTCGCATAGCTACCTGTGCAGCCTTCGCAGCAGGTACGCCCTTCTTCATCTGTGCCTTGATATGGGATCCCATACCACCAAAGCCTGCTTGATGAATGTTACCATACCACACAGATGCGGGAAGGCTCTTCACTGCGGCGAAGGTGTCTGAAACCGACCAAAGGCTCTCTGATGTAACTGCTGTACGGAGTGCACCTGTCTTATCAAGGAGCTTGGTGCTACCTCCCCCGCCACCATTGAACTTCTCACGGATCATCCGAGTTGCTTCGGACATAGGAGTCCAAGCAGGACGACCTTGCGCGGCGAAGTTCTTGTCGAAGGATGGAATCATCACATCCTTGATAGACTTCTGCAGAGGCTCTTTGAAGCTGGAGAACTCAAGCCCGAGCTTGTCAATGTCTCGAGCGAGTATACCAATTGAAGGCTGGAAGTCGAAGGAGACGATACCTGAATCAAGCCGAGGACCACTCGTAGCCACAGGTATCACACTCCTCGCACGTATACATTAGTAAACCTTGCCCATTGAAAAGGCTGCATCACCTAGTGAACTGTCGAGCGATGTGGGCTGCAGTGCCGATGATGCGTCGGTGGGGTAGTAGGCAGGACTGTCAATGGTAGGTACAAGTACTCCAGGAATGACAATCGAGCCGTCGATGATGCCTAGAATCAGTGTCTCCGCCTCTGAACGAAGGAGCACCGCATAGTCGTTAAGTGACTGCTGTTCCTCAGAGTACTGCCTGTCATAGAACCATGCAACATACAGCATGGATATGACGGTCTTGACGATCTGGGGTGTAGTATCAGACGAGACCCAAGTGCCAACGCTATCGGGGTAGGCTACTGTCAGCCGCGCCAGCACTCGGGTCTCTATCTGCGTAGCCAAGTCAGCATCGAGTTGGGTGATGGTCAGCTTAGTACGCTCTGACCACGCCTGCGCGTCCTCAACTCGAATCCGTTGCATGACTACCTTTCCTGCACTACTTACTACTCGCTACTCGCCTACTTCTTCGGAGTCTGACCTGTGTCGGCCGGCTTCGAAGCTTCCGAGGCCTTCAGTGGCGGAACGTTCGGGTCCGCTACTGGAGTTGCGTTGACCTCTTCAACCTTCGCCTTCTCTTCTGCTGCAGCCATGTCGGCCTGCTCCTGGCGAAGCTTCTCGAGTGCCTGACGAACTGCATTGCCTGCCGGAGTGTCAGGCAGCTGGGTGAGATCGTAGCTGTTCGAGATCCCAGCCATGTGACGCTTGGCTTCGATCAGCTCGTCCTCCTTGACGACAGCACCAGCTTCGACCAGAGAAGCCATAGTGTCATCATCGAGGCCTGCGACGTAGGTTCCTTCCTGAAACCACTTAGTACTGTCGCCCTCGCCATGCTTGATGGACGTAGTGGCTACCCACTTACCGTCAGCCATGTACCATGCTCCTTACGGAATGACCTGCTTGAGCAGGTATGCGGTGATCAAGAGGTTGTCGCCCTCGTGACCGACCAGCTTCAGGTCGTACCGACGGGAGCATCGAATGAGATCGGACTTGCGTGGCTCTTCACGCCACCGGTCGACCTGCTGAGCTTGCGCGCTGGCCATAGGCGCTGCACCACTCTGACCGCCACCAGTGGCACCGTAGCCCCACACGAACTCGTAGCCGAAGCCAATCGCACGAGGCGAAGGGTTCGCAGGCACGTAGGCAAGGATGACGTCCTTGCCCCACAAGTACGTGATGTTGGCAGAAGTCGCAGCAACACCAGAGGCAGCGGTGGAGTAGCCAGTACCAGGCACGACGACCTGCGGCAACCCAAGAACCGAGGCGATGATCTCCTCAGTCAGGATGCCTCGCTCGGAGTACTTGATTCGCTCGATGAAGTCCGGGTGGTCCTCCAGGTTCGACATCACCAACCAGGGGATGAGGGCGAAGTTCGGAGGACTGAACAGCTTTGAGTGGATCGTACGAACGCCGGTACGGATGTCCGTAATCGGGTTGGAGGTGGCGTAGTTGGCCACATCCCACTGCGCAGTACCAGACAGTGTCACAGTGTGACCTGACCTGTAGTTCGCGGTGTTGGTCGCCATGTCTTTCATGGCCTTCTCGCGACCGAGAATGATACGCTCGGTGACGAGCTCAACGGCATCCTGATCAGGCGTCAGAGGAGCGTCCACGTTCTGACGCTCTTCATCGGTCACCGCGATCTGCAACGAGTGCTCGTTCGCGTAGTAGGTGTCCGTCGAGATCTTACGACCTGGGATTTCGTTCGACACCGCACCAGCTGCACGGATGTCGTGGATCTCCAGCTTGGTCGTTTCACGGTCGAACACGTAGTACTTGTTCGACTGCTTCATGACGTTGACCGACGGGAAGAGCATCGGTCCTGCAAAGTTCTTGTTGATCGGCCACTCAATGGAGATCTGGGTCAGTACAATATCGATGTGTACTGAACCAGAGCCTGTAGGACTGTATACAGCCATCTCGCCTCCTCCCTAAAATTATGCGGCCTGCGCACCGATGGGCGCGAGCCAAACGTCGAACAACTGATCGGTCGCAGTGGTTGCCGTCATCGCCTTGCCGACGATGTTGGTACCAGCCGCAGTAGCCGATGCGATGAACTTGCCTGCAGCGTCGATCGTGACAGGCGCACCAACAGCAACTGCAGCGCCTGAGACGCAGCGTGCGATGCCTGCCATACGAACGTTGCAAGTCGCCTTGCCTGTAGCGACCTTGACCGCGTCGATGTCTTCCTGGAATGCACCGACGAACATCTCACCACCAGTCGCAACGATGTTCGCTGCAACGGCGTTCTTCACCGTGCGTCCGTCCAGTGTACGGTCGACTGAAGCTGCGAGACCGAACGTGACGGTGGTACCAGTGGCGACAAGATAACCCTTGTCGAGTCCCTGAAAGTTAGGACCAGCCATGTCTGCTTACCTCCCGTCGTTCTCGCCGGCCATCGTGGCCGTCTGGTAGTCTTCGAACAGCTTCGGCTGCGAACGAGCGACCTGCGTAACGGCCGTCGTGTACGACATGCCTTGGTTCGCAGTACGAACCTTCTGCACCTCGTCGTTGAAGGCCTTCGTCGCATTCGTAGTGCTTGAGCCGCGTGCGACGCCAATCTCACCTAGCTGCACGGTGGCCTTGCCAGCCGTGACATCGGTGAGGAGCTCGACCAGCTCATCAGACAATGCCTGTGGCACGCTCGTCATGATCTTGCGCGCCCGCTCGCGCGCCGCGGGCGAGAGGATGACCTTCGCACCATTAGTCTCATCAGCAAGCTGCAGGAGCTTGTTGTCAGCATCCTGCATCTTGTTCGCAGTGGACAGGATCGCCAACTGCTTGGCCTGGTCGTCGAGCATCTTCTGCTGCTTGTCAGCGATCTCAGCCATCTTCACGAGGACGGGATTCTTCTTGTCCTCATCGGAGAGCGTCGTCGAGAGCGTCGCAGGAACCTTCACAGGTTCAACAACAGGAGGCTCTACTACCTTTGGTGGCTCTACTACAGGAGGTACGACAGGCTTCGCAGCCGCAGCTGCAACAGCTGCAATGATCTCTTCGGAGGTTGCCGTTTCAGGCAACCCGTGCTTGACGGCGATTAGCTTCGCATCCTCAGTCGTCAACTTGACAGTCGTAGTGGTCACGGAACCACCCTCTTTGTACGCATTCTCGAACACCTCGGAAAGGTTGATGGGCAAGATGTCCTTGAGGAAAGGACGGTTAGTTAAAGCCCCACCCAACAGTACGTCATTGTGAACGGCCTGCGTCTTGGGGTGTGTCCACTCATCTACATACTCCGGACTGAAGTACCTGTACTCCTTGTCCGCGAGCTTCTGCCTTGCCGCTGGCGTCCAGTCGACTTGGAGCCAGAGACCATCTTGACGTGCCTCAGCAGCAGTCACCCAACCTGCAGCATAGTCGACCTTCTTCTTGTGATCGTAGTCGATGTCCAGGTCTTTCATGACCGTCTTGTTCTGAACACTCGCTGCGAACTTCTGCACCCTATCTGGTGTGATCTTCAACTCACCATATGAGGGGTGGTGATACGTACCGAGGGGCAACGCCTGAATCCAGGTGGGGCCCTTGTCCGCAAGAGTGACCCCTTGCATGTCTACCCAAAAGCCTACCGTCTGGGACATGATCGCACCTCTCTCCTACCTCAATGATATATCAGACACACTAGAGGACACAACGTTCCAGTATCATACCGTAACACTAATACCGGTCGTGGTCTTCCCTACGCCCACTGCAATGGGATACTTGCTTACAGGTAGTGTTACACCAATGGCGAACATTGTCTTCCCTATACCAACCGCAATCGCAACCACTTGAGCACCTGCAACGAAGGTTACAAACGCCACACCATTGAGAACTAGGCCTGCGACAACAACTACACCACCTGAAACAGGGAATGCCGAGTTACCTAGTATAACAAGCGCGCCCTGTCTTTGAATCACCGCACCACAGGTCAACGTGGTGTCTGCGGACAGCGAGAGAATAGCGAGCTTCGACACGAGCCCTGTGACAGAAAGCGTTGATGTTCCCTGCAAGGTAAGGGCAGCGATCTTAGTCAACAAGCCAGTGAGCGAAAGTGTAGTATCTGCAGCGAATGTAACTTGACCTGATACCAGTGTACCTGCAGAGATGTTAAACAAGGACGTAGCTGAGGGTGCAAATGCAGCCATGAACGTCTGACGCGCAGTGAGCGAGAGCGTAGAGTCTGCGGCAAGTGTTAGCGCTGCCTGCTGGATAAGTGTAGCAGTGGCGCTCAGACTACTCGTCGCATTGAAGGTAACTTGTGCTAGGGCCTGTAGCAACCCAGTTACCGTGAGCGAAGAGGTTGCACCGAACGTGATCGCAGCTACTTGAATAAGTGTACCTGTAGCTGTAAGCGACGAGGTGGCTGCAAGGGTCAATGCACCTTGCTCAATGATCGTGCCAGTAGCAGTGAGGCTAGAGGTCGCCGAGAATGTTACTGCGCCTTGTTCAACAATAGTACCTGTAGCTGTAAGGCTACTAGTAGCTGAGAAGGTAACTGCTGCTTGTGCTAACAGTACCCCAGTCGCTGTAAGAGTACTATCTGCCGCGAAGCTTACCTGCCCCGTAACTGTAGCTGGACCGGTAGCAGTTACGATAGGTTTAGCAAGGTGCGGCCGTATAGGAAAACTACGTCCGAGCCTTGCCATCTCATTCCTCCCAGATGATGTACGCGTATGCGTTGACAGTTGTTCCGAAGGTTACACGAACCCTCAGGAACTTAGACACTCCAACTTTAAACTCACGACCTAGCGGCCACTGTTTCACATATGGTGCTGTCGGTGGAAGGAGCTGCAAGTCGCCATATCGAGATACGGTCGTAGTGCCTTCTGCAGAGGCGTTGTAACCTGTAGCTGCAGTACCTAGCGTCATCACGGAAGCTGGAGCGCCTTCATCATCATACGGTTGAACACCAGCAGCTACGTGTGCGGTCACTGTAGCTGCGACATCTGTTTGGATCAGTTCACACTTACCTGGCGTGGCTGCAGCTGAGCCATCGAACGAGATGCCCCACTCGACGATCTTGATCGAGCGTGTGGAAGGCGTTGCCACCTGTAGAAGGGTTTTGATTGCCGTACCTGTAGCTACAAGGACCGACGCAGCAGTCGTAGGCGCTGCACCCGTCGTAGCGATGTACAAGGTGCCCATGGCGCCTCTCTCTTATCGTCAGTCGGTCCTGATGGTCAGTAGATACTGGCACGTTTGATTGCCTGTGCAACGAATAGTGATCGAATGGTCGGTGGTGTACTAGCAGCTGCCTTGATCTCTACAGCTACACCTACCCACTTAGCACCTGTAGGAGCACTCAATCCAAAAGCCTTACTGGTAGCAGTACCTGCGTTCAAGTATCCGCCACCATACACCGTATACTGTAGTGAGTCTCGGAAGTACGTCTGCTCTGTAAACGTACCTGCGGCACTTAAGTACGTCCTACTCGTTCCGTCTGCAGCATTCCAGTCACCGTAGAACATTGCAACCGCAGAGTTTGCTGCCTGTGGTGTCATGGTTAGACTGGGTGCACTTGCACCATTGTTCGACGTTACAGCGCCTACAGCGCTACCGCCACTAATCAGCAGACCGTTGTAGCCCCATACATTCGAGGTGGCACTGCGAGCTACACTCAGTGAGAACGTCTGTGAACTCGTACATGGCGCCGTCCAAACACTAATCCAACAGTTCGAACCAATGTTGACCGACGCCTGCTGGGTATAAGTTAGCGACCCGCCTGTAGGTATACTGATTGTAGATGTCTGGTCAGCAGTAACGCCACCAAGTACGATGAAGTCGCCGTTTGCAACTGTAATACTCGCACCAGGAGAGACAGTTCCCTTCGGTGATGTCGCAGTACTCCAGTCTGCTTCCGACTCAGCCATCGTAAGTGGCACGGACTAC